TTATACCTCCAAATTGTCTGTTTCATCGTCAAACAGCGAAAGCTGGCGAACCGCCTGTAATCTCTCGCTTGTATCGTAATTGGATATGAGCAGCTCCGCATACTGACAGCCGCCGTCATACCGCTGAGCAAGATTATTCAGTCTGCTTATCTCCTCGATATGAATATTCGGCTTATCCCATATCTCCCGTATTTCGGGGCAATCGTTGTATGAAACCAAGAACTTGCCTTTGATCTCTAAAAGTGTATCACGCAGTCTGATATGATCCTTTGCCGTAAATCCCACGTCCTTGTAGTAATTCTCTGTAGCAAAATACGGCGGATCGCAGTAGAAAAAGCTGACGGGTCTGTCATACTGCCTGATAAGCTTTTCAAAATCCTTGTTTTCGATAACTACCTTCTGCAAACGCCTTGCCGCAAGGTCTATCATCGGAAAATCAGACCACATTGAATGTGGCTGACTTCCAAAGCTGTCAAGACCGCTTGCATAGCTGTAACGTATAAGCTGATAAAACTTAGCCGCCCTGTCAACGTCATAAAGCCTTGGCAGTATACCACGCTTATGCAGGCTTGAAGTCAGGTCAAAATCTTCTCTTGAATCGAGCACATACCTAAGCTTGTATTTCAGCTTTGCAGGCTTGTCACGAACGCAGCGATACAGATTTGCAAGATTTCCGTTAAAGTCGTTATACACCTCAAAATCCATGCCTGGAGGCTTGTGGAACAGCACCCAACCTGCTCCGCCGAAAACCTCGATATATCGTTCATAGTAAGGCGGAAATCTTGCAAGCACGGCGTCCCTGAGAGCCTTTTTCCCTCCTACCCATGACATAAAACTGTTCATTTTCTTCCTTTCTGCCGTTAAAACCAACAGCAGAAAAGTCGCTTTGCAAGCACCAGATTTTTATCTGCTGTTGGCAAAACGACCTTGTCCTAGCGCGGACGGCGCAATTTACGCTCAAATTTGATATGAACTATACTGCCTGCCCGCTGATTTTCATTTGTTGTATTTTCAGCCCTTGATTATTGGATCGACGTAGCTGAATATGATTCGTTTCTGTTCAAGGTAGCCGTTGGCTTTATTGACCTCGTTACACAGTTCTTTGTATTGTCGCTCCGAAAGCACAGGCTTTGTGGCTCTCAGCATTGCTGGAATACTGCCGAGACAAAACTTGACGTCCACTTTAGCTTTGATTCTGTTTGTGTGCATTATCCCATCTCCTTGCCATAATATTTTCTCAGCAGAGTGATCACAAATCTTTGCCCTTTTCCTGTCACAAACGTCTGCTGATAGGTCTTTGTCATAGTCGGAGTTTCAAAAACCGACTCCTTTACGGAAAAATATCCTCGGTCGATAAACGCCTGATAGGGGAGATTATTCGCCATAAGAACGCCTTTTCCTTTGAGCCAGCCGTAAAGCTTGTTTCTGCCGACGGGGATATTTTCTGCTCTCGCAAGCTTTGCCATTGCGTTCATGTCGATAAGATTATCGGTATTTGACACCTGATTCGCAAACTCCACCAGCGGCTGATCGTGGCGGATACGTTCATTCAGCTTGTTGATAATGGTCATTTGAAGTCGGAACAGGTCACGGTATGGCTCGTCGAGAAAGGGGAGATAGTTTTTGATGAACATATCCTCGTTGGAAACGTAGCCGCCGGTGCGTCTGATGGTGGGGAGGACTTCGGCGGTCACCCAACGCCTGAACTCTTTGGCTCTCGGCATTTTGCTTGAGAGAACTAAGCTGTAAAAGCCGCTTTCATTGATAATAGTGGTCTTGCTCTTGTAATTTGAACCACTGTCGGAAATCACGACGGTGGTTTTATCCTCGGTATCCACATGACGTGAAAGAGCGTCCCTTGTGTTGGAATACCCTAAAATTTCCGCAACATCTTTTCCTACAAGCCACGGTTCGCCGTCCTTAATGACTGTTCTCACTTTTCCGAATTCGTCATTTTCAAATATTTTTATCATATTCTTCATTTGCGTTTTCCTCCTCGTCAAATTTCAGTAAATTTCTTGCAATAGCTTCAACCACATTTACCGTAATTGAATTTCCTGCCTGCTTGTAAAGCTGTGCGTCGGACATACCTGCTTCAGCGACTTTTTCAAACTGCTCTTTTGTAAATCCCTGCAATTTCCAGCACTCCACAGGCATAAGCCTGCGGATTCTGCCTTTGCGTATCATTCAGAGCCTGTTCCTGAGCGATTTTATGGAACTTATCCACATCGGGGATAACCCCAAGCGTTCTTCCGTTGTCAAATTTACAATGCAGAGTTACTGCATCGTCCACAAATTGAACTATGCCTTTAGTACCTGGTGGAATCGGACGGGGATCGTTATCCATACTGTCAAGGCATATCCGAGTTCCTTCGGGATATCTCTGCCTGAGCATTTCTACCTTCTTTTCGTTGTAAATCATATTCTGCCTCACATCGTCATTCCCATATCGGGTCTTTGGTCATATCATCGGTCTGACTGCTGTTTATTTCTTACTTGATCACCTCCAGTCGTTTTAGATTCCCTTTTTATAGTATATTTGTTATCAAGCCTCCTTTGAAATAAAAAAAGACCGCTTTGTCGTTTATCACATTTCGTGATATTTGACAAAACAGCCTTCTAAACTTTGTGAATGTTTTTTCATAAAAAATCGGCAGGCTTAGAGCAAAATATACTCAAAGTCTGCCGTTATGTTCGATATTTTTTGTTGTGTAGGGTTCGACTCCCTTTTTTTCGTGAAAACTGGTGAAAAGCATCCACGGTTTTACATTAAAATTTTTTGTTTTCTAAATATCAAAAAAGCCCGTAAACACGGGCTTTTTAAGGTGAGTATCCATTTGGTATCACCAATATGGTTGCGGGAGCTGGATTTGAACCAACGACCTTCGGGTTATGAGAACTAGCAGGCAACAAACAGCATGAGTGAAGCCCCTCGCAAAAGTAACTATAAGCCTCGTGGAGAAGTGATAAGCAACGAGGGAAAACTACTCACGGAAGCAGGCGCAAGCCCTCACATGGAGCGACAAGCGACACAAGGCAAGCTCCACAAGAGCAAAAAGAAAAAACACGGAAAAAGAAAACAAAAAACGCAAACAAACAGCGGACAAAACCACAAAGAAAAAGACCCGAGGAAAGCAGCGCATATTCTAAGAGAAAAAGAAAAAAAGCGAAGCGCTATCTATGTGGGAAATCCATCAGGCGAGCGGCTAGGGGGTGAATTTTTGGGGTGTTGGAAGTGTTGGAAATGTTGGGAGTGTTGGAAAATCTATGATTTTTCAACACTCTCAATGTTTTCAATGCTTTCAATGCTCCAAAAAGAGGGGAACGCCGCTCAAGATACCCCCTCATTGCGAACGCAGTTCGCACCAAACACAGCGCAGGGGAGTGCACAAGTTCCACAAGGGAGAAACAGCACGGCAGGGGCGACAGCACAGTGCAGGGGGAGCGCACAAGCTCCACAAGGGTGAAACAGCACGGCAGGGGCGACAGCACAGCGCAGGGGGAGCGCACAAACTCCACGAGGGAGAAACAGCACGGCAGGGGCGACAGCACAGTGCAGGGGGAGCGCACAAGTTCCACAAGGGTGAAACAGCACGGCAGGGGCGACAGCACAGCGCAGGGGGAGCACACAAACTCCACGAGGGCGGCAGGCTCTCAGAAGTTGCGACTATGGCGGTCGTTGTTCTGAAAACCTATAATCAAGTTGTCGTTGAGTGTTGCAAGGTATGCGTTAACTTGCTCCAGTTTCTTTCGCATTTCACGAGTTTCTTTCCATGTACCTATGATTGCTACAATGATTAGAATAAATACAATTAATCCTACTATAAACCAAACTGTAAGTGTTGTTAATGCTGCCTCCATTTACTTTTCCTCCTTAATTTTTATGACAGCCTTAGGGCTGTTCTTTTGTGTTATGTTGTACTTTCCGTTGCTTTGCTCCTTGTAACCTCTGCCGCGCTTGTCATTTGTCAATCCTGCTATATAGTCAATGCTCACATCATAAAAAAGTGCAAGCTTTATTACTCTTTCAAATGGAATTGGTCTTACGCCGTTTTCATACTTGGCATAATATGATTGCTCCGTCCCTAGTATTCTTGCCACATCTTCTTGGCTTAAATCTTTGTCCTCTCTGAGGTCTTTCAACCTTGGATAATAATTTGTACTAATTTTTTGTCACTCCTTTGTTGTTATACTTTTGGTAATTTATCATAATTTAATCACCTTAATTTTGTTTAAGTAAACAAATTATATCACAAGTGACCTTAAAAGTCTTGACAATAGGCTATATGTGACCTATAATGCTAATTGTAGGTTACATATGGCCTAAGCACAAAGTAAAGGTGAGCGGATAACCTCAACCGCAGAAAGGAAAAAACATGAGAGGAATACTTATAGGAGCAATCCACAAGAAAGGTACATTTACGGACGATAATGGAAAATCAATCGACTATGACAACTTGGTTTTGCAGGTTCAGAAGCCTATAGAAAACAAACTTGCGGACGATTCAAACTTCGTTCAGGGCGTGGGCTACACTATCGCCAATGATTGCAAGTGTGCTTGGAGCGAAAGAGGAAACGTGTTCGGCAAAGATGTGTCTATGAAAGATATCGGAGAACTTGTCGGAACGGAAATCCAGTATTTCTACAACGATAAGAAGAAGCTTGAAGCGGTCATTATCTAAGGGGGCTTGAACATGACAGTATACGCACTTTATTTCTGTTTGGTGGTGGCGCTTGCCCTGTTTTATTGCCTTACTCGTTGCTTTAAGGCAATTGATAAGAAAAATAAAGAAATTTCTAAACTGCAGTTCCGTGTTAAAGAACTGGAGCGACAGGCTCAGGGAATTGAGGTTGTGGGCGTTGAATGATGTCACTTCTTCACAAATTGATGTATCGTCTGTTTCTACCTCTGAGCAGACTGATGAATATACTATGTCGGCTGTTATCGAAAATCAGCACACTATAATCAATAATCAAAATATTACAATTTCATATTTAGGCACTATATGCTTTTTGATAACAATATCTATCGGTATTTATCTTGTCATCAAGTTTGGCAAGTGGATATATAGCTTAATTAATTAAGAAAGGAGAATGTGTTAATGAATCCTGTTTCTACAACTGCAGAAAGTGGCAATACTCTCATAAATGTCGGTGAACTTATGACACAGTTCGCTAATTCTGCTATTCAGGGCGTTTCCGATTCTATTGTCGCTCTTATTCCTGTGATAACTCTGACAACTGTAATCGGCATTGCTATCCGTATGTTCAAAAAGTACGTAAAGGCGTAAGCCTGACAGCAACGAGGGCAGTTCATTCAGTGAACTGCCCTTTTATTATGCCAATTTTTAAGGGGGAATTATGATAAATAGAAAACTTAAAGCAACGCTGTCATTAGTGCTTGCCCTTATCGTGATGTGTTCGGCTTGCGTGGTGCCTGTGTTTGCTCTTGATGATGTAAGTGAGGGTGGATTAACTCAAAATGTTGCTATTCTTAAAGTTGTATCTACTATGGTGGATAGAGTAAAAGCACAAGGTGGTACATTAGATGATAAAAATTATATAGCGTATTGGTATGCACCAAACGAGTATGGTATTATTATTACTCTTATTTCGTTTCCTACAGATACTATTAGTGCAACTAATGGCAAATTTAATATATCTCGGTTTTCTCCTGAAATATATTGTTATTATGATAAATGGGACTATACTTCTTGGAATGACGACAGGTATACTATTAGTACTTCATCGTCACAATCTCCTACATTCTTTGATTCTACACAAGAAATTTATCTAAATGAAAATAGTTCTGCTAGTGCTTGGCACATTATTGACACTAATATTACTATTACAAATGACGGCGAGAAATTAGAGTATTCAAGCAATAAACCATATAAAGCTTCTATTACTTATGATGATGATAGCAAAAACTTTTTGTTTAATTTTGAACCGAAAAATGATAATGATGTATACAACGTAAACATTGCCGTGTCTAATCAATCAGAATGGGATTATCCTAACTCTGACGGCTGGTACTATCTCCCTATGGACACTTCGGGAGATTTCACAAAAGAAAACCCTTTGCATGGCTCAATCCCTCTGAATGTTATGCGTGACGGCATTATGCGGTATAACAGCAATAAGGATATTGAAGATACTGGCAAGCTTTATTTCTTCCTTATAGCTGCTAAGGGCAAGGGCGATGAAGCGTTATATAAGGATAGATTTTGCGCCGCAAGTTATGAGTACAGCCTTGTTGATACTGTAGATAGTCACAAGAAAGAGCCGTTTGATGAAAAGAAAGATTATGAAAAATTTCCGTCAATTTCTGATTATATAGATACTGATTTTCCTGATATAAGAGATTACGTTAACTTTGATATGTTTCAAGACTTGGACGGCATATCGGACTTTTTAAAGGCGGTTGTTGAATTTCTGTGGAACGCTTTCACTGGCTTCTTCCGTTGGCTGTGGGCGGCGCTTAAATTTATATTCTTTAATTTTATTGGTCTGTTTAAATGGCTCGGTGAATGTTTATGGACTATCATTAAAAATATCGGCATTGCACTTTATAATCTTGTTGTCGACTTGAAGAAGCTCGTGACATATCTTTTTGTACCTAACTCAAAAGATTTGAATGTGGCTATAGAAAGCAAGTTTCCTGCTTATGCAAAGTTGAGAAAAGCTTTTCAGCAGGGTAAGCAATCATCATCAAATTCAGTTACGTTTACACTTTTCGGAAAGAACTTTGATTTTAATATGAACTCCGCTCCAAACGAGCTTAAGAGTGCGCTGTTCAATGCTTCAACTATAGCAATGTACGCTATCTGTATCTATGCGACAATTAAGGCTTTGTTCCGTTGCTTCGGAATACAGCTTCATGAATCAAGTGAAAGTGAGGGAGAATAATGATAACTGCGAAAATAGTAGAGCTGTTCTTTAGTCTGCCGTTCTTTAAGTCATTCTCAATAAGTGATGAAGCTTATTCGGCTCTTAGGGATATGATTTCTTTTCTGTATCAGCTTGACCAATTCTTAAATCTTGAATTGATGTTTGAGAGCATTTTCTTTGTTCTCGGACTTCTGCTTGTATCTGCACTTGTGAACTTTGTAAGGGGGTTTTTATAATGTGGTCGGCATTTGCTAATATCAATTGGAAAGCTATGCTTATACCTCTCGCCTTGGGAAGCGTTGTGGTGGGTGTTATCGTACTTCTTATGCTGTTTGGTACGCCTGTGCTTCATGCGTTTCCTCTATCGGTAAAGGACACTTTCAAGACTATTAGAAAACGGCTTAAAGGTGAAGAAGTTCCGTTCAATATGTATGGGCTATATCTCTATAACGGCTTAGGCGGTCGAGGTAAAACTATAAGCATGGTGAAACGTGCGCAAGAGGTCAAGAGTAGATTCCCGAAAGTGCTTATCTGTGCTAATTTTCATACGGAAGTGGCTGACAGATTTTTTGATTGTTGGGAAGATATCTTGAACGTTGAGAATATTGACGAAAACGGCGTTAATCAAGGCGTGCTGTTTCTGTTTGATGAAATGCACCTGACTCTTAATTCTCAATCATGGAAAGATGCTCCGGACGAGCTTCTCGAATATATCTCACTGCAACGGCATTTACACAAGTGTATATGGGGGTCGGCTCAGGAGTGGAAAAGGTGTACAAAAATAATTCGTGAGCAGGTCAATTATATCATAGATTGTAAGGCGTATTTCAATTCACGCCTTATCGTCAATAAATGCTATACAAAAGAAAATTATCTCATTAATGGAGAGCAGGGCAGTGCAGGAACGAGAAAACGTCCGAAAGAATGGAAAGAAACATTTTGCGCCACTGATGAATTAAGGTCGCTTTATGACACGGAAGAAATCGTTAAGGGGCTGAAAATCGGGCGCACAAGTGAGCAAGAGAAAATAGCAAGCAGAATTTTAAAAGCTATGCAAGATTGATTCAGCCACGTGCGCACGCTCCTGCGTGCGCCGTGGCGAACAGCTTGCAAGCTTAGAAATTTGCGGTTATATACTTGATAATAACCGCAAATTTCCGTCAAAAACTAAAATGGCGGTGGGAAAATGGCAAATTTTTATGATTTACCCCCTGAGGTCGTTTTAAAAAATACTAAAACAAAAATCTACGCTGACGGCTCTTCGACAACAACTTATTGCAACAATTACATATTCGTTGATAAAAACCTTAAAGAGTATCAGCAAAATCAGAAAATATTACAGCTTAAACGAAAATGGGAGAAATTTGAGAAATCTCAGCAGGAAGAAGATACTCAAACAGATATGTTTGATATAATCAAAAAACCTGCAAAGGTTTCAAAAGAGGAAAGAGGGGAACGGACGGATATATTAAAGCGTGCAAAAGACAAGGTCTTTGATATAGCCTTTTCAAATGAGTGGGCGTATTTTCTCACTATTACTTTCAATGGTAGTGAATACGATTTTTCTAATGCTGATTTTGTTAAGAAAAAACTTAGGCGGTGGCTTGAAAATCAGGTCAAGCGGAAAGATATGAAATACTTGCTCATTCCTGAAAGGCATAAGAACGGCGGTATACATTGCCACGCTCTTATCAATGATTGCTTTGATATGGTCGATTCAGGCACAAGGCTTGTAACTGGATATAACAAGCCTGTTACATTAAAGACTATTGAGGAAAAGAACTTGCACGTTAGAAACGTTGTGTATAATATCCCTGAATGGAAATACGGCTTTTCCACGGCTATCCCTGTGGAAAATAATTCGGCGGCTCTTGCGTTCTATATCACAAAATATATTACAAAGGGCAATAATAAGATATTCGGCAAGTATTATTGGAGCAGTCGGAATTGTAATCGTGATCCTCAGATTATATACAGTAATACCGATTTTGATAGCGTTTCAAAGTCGGCTATCACAAAACCTTATACCTCTAATCAGTATAAATACAATACAAATGTAAATATTATTCCGAACTTTGAAGAGGTTTCATCTAGGTTTGATAATATTGCAGATTTCCTTGATTATATTTACTCTGACGAATACCGCAAGGAATATGATGATTATTTTGAAAGGAGTGAACTAAATGAATGATGAAATGCTTATTGCTTTTCAACGTTTTCTATCTGATACTTGCAGGATTAGTTATAATCATTATTTGTCATTGTCTGAAAACGTTCAGCAACAAATACTTGAGAGCTTTTATAATAACGATTGCAATTCTGATATTGTTAGGGCTTTACGTAATACTTCGCCTGCAACTGAATCAAAAAGTTTCCTTGAATATCTCCGCAAGCACAGACTTTCAAGAGCCGTCTTTCATCAGCTTGATAACGTGACAAAGGTAAAAATCTATAACAACTATCATCAGGAAAGGACCTTGGCAAAATGATAATGAGCATTGAAAACATTGACACGGATAAAATATTATTCTGCGACTATATCATAGTATGGAACAATGAAACGTGTTACAGAAAATCTCCGTCAACCTATGACGGCTATGTAGGTATCATAACAAAATACCTTTACCCCTATTTCAAAAGCAAAGGACTTAGGCTTGCTGATGTCAAGCCTATGCACATAGAGGGCTATCAAAGGCACATACTGCATGATACAAGGCTTTCTGTGAATACGCTCCGTAAACATCATGAAGTCATGCGTGCGTGTCTGAATTACGCATATAAGAACGATTTTATAAGCAAAAATCCTTACACGGCTTTTTCACTTCCTCGAAAGGTGGAAAATGAAATGTCATATTATACAGAAGAACAGCTCTTGAAGCTCCTTCGTGTAGCTTATGGTACTCAGATAGAAAGCTTTGTGTATCTCGCTGTGTGGTTTGGACTTCGCAAGTCTGAGATACTCGGTTTGCGGTGGGAGAATGTTGACTTCCTCGGGCGTTGTCTTTATATCCGTGAAACAAGAACGAGGATAAAAGACTATAAGTCAGGGCATTGGGTCGAAAGTCAAAACAAGAGAATGAAAACTGTAAAATCTCGCCGTGAATTTCCTCTAAGTGATGAACAACTTGACTACTTGCATAAGCTTTATAGCAGACAAGCTCCACTGTGCAAGGCAAGGAATTATGTGTGTGTGAACGCTGAGGGGGTACCGCTTCACTATGATTATGTATTGCACGCCTTTCAAGACTTGCTCCGCAAGAATGATTTACCGAAAATTCGTATACATGACCTTAGACACAGCAATGCAACGCTTATGCTTAATAGCGGTTTCAGTATGAAAGAGGTTTCGGAGTGGCTCGGTCACAGTACATACAAGCTTACTGCTGATACTTACACTCATGTATCGGTTGAGAATAAGGCTCAGATGTCGAAAACGATAGGCTGTAAGCTTTCGCCTTATAAGGGTGATAACTTATGAGGATAGCACTTACGGCTTATTCAGGGGTGTTTCTGCTTTATGTGAGCTATGTTCTTGAAATGATTATTGAGAATTTTGAAAGGAATGTTGAAAATGAAAGAGTTTAA